AAACAGGGTTGCGACGTGCTCAACATTCAGATCGTATGTTTTTGCAAGTGCCTGAACGAGTAAATTTAAAGTATGCGTGTCACCTTTAGCCCAAATATCCGCGCCTGTTGAAATATTCCCTTCCGAATCAAGTGTGCCAACATTGGCCGAACCGGTTACTTCCAATGTAGCGGCTTTAACTTTCATCCGGGCTGTGACACTTCCCACTTCCACATTACCATTTTCATCAATAGATGCAGCAGTATCACCCACTATCAAGCCTTTTGAGAAAGTTACAGTTTCTTTAGCAGTATCGGGCATATCCTTACGTAAATGGGTAGCAAGTGACTTTGAAGCCGAAAAGACATTCCTATTTGACGGGGGTGTACTATCATTAGTCCCAATGATATATACCCCACTTCCACCACCATTGTAAGTCTGCCCTTTCAATGTAAGACTATCCAACTTTTCTTCCAATTCTCCGATACGTGAATAAGCCGCCGTTTCCCCTACCGTAAATATAGGCGAATCAAACGGATAGTCAAGATTATGTTCAAATCCTATGACACGCGATTGCCGGCCATCTTCGAAATAGGCCTTGTTAATAAGCTTGACCTTCTGACCGGCACTATAAAGATTATGAACACCGTCTTCGCCGTATGCGTCACCAGACATCATTTTGCAGTTATAGGTGGAAGGGTCCATCTTTGATTTGGCAACGTACTTTTCCGTTTCGGTTTTCAGTTCGACTTCGGCAGCAGATACGAGTCCAAGTTGTGTTATCTTTGTTGAGTCCCAGCCAGTCAAGACATAAGTATCCCCGTTTGCGGGGATAAGTACATCACCAGGCAGTTTACGCCCATAATCCTCGTTACGTACTATCTCCCAAACTTGTGCAGCCGGATTCCAACTACCATCTGATAACTTCTCAGGTTCTCCATCAGGATTAAATGTAACCCCGAACATCATACCATTAAGCTTCCCAGAGTGGAAGGTTATCTTTAATTCCTCGCCAGCAAGCACATAGGCTTTGGAGAATGTAATGCCAGTATCTTTAAAGCGGTAAGCATCCCATTTCTCCTCAGTTATTGTCCCATCTGCATTTTCTATCTTGTCAGTATACTTATGAATGGCAATATCCGACATTGTACCGGTACGTCGTGGATAGATATCATCAAAAACAATAACCTGCTCAATGGCTTCCTCTGTAACCATATTAGGATAGGCATCAATATAAGGAGTTCCAGCAGGCAGCATCAATCGTCTTTGAACGACACCATTCACAACTACTGATTCATCCACCGGACGATAATTGGAAGGTATGTTCCTTGTAGAGCCAAAAGCATAGATACGGGTTGCATAAGCGGATTGCGAGTCGGTGCGTGTCATTTCCTCTACATTTACACCGATCTCCCAATTAACAGGATCACCGAACTCACAACGCCCGAAGTGAATGATATTCTCTGTTACCCAACACTCACAATCCCATTTTTTTGCCATTTCAAAGCAAGCGTCAAGAATGTTGATGTTGTCGTAAGACATCAACTGAGCTTTATTTTCAACCGTGCTGTCAATGGAAAAAACAAAATCCTGTCCTTTGTATGTGTAACCAAGAGCTTTTAAATTTCTCAGGACTATACCAACTTGAACATCCAGTGGAGCGGTCAGGTTCCAGGACGCTTCCTGTCCGGCTGTCTCTGGGGTGTATTTGAAAATTTTATTTTTCCATTTCCAGTAATAAGCGTCCAAACGAAGTTCGTAATCATAACTTGCCGTTATTGCATTGTAAGCGGGTTTCTGTATGTCACATATCTCGAACACTCCCCAATATCCATCATCTATGTAATCACCAAGCTTGAAAAAAATCGGTTCATCCAAATTGAACTTCACAGTAACATAGTCTTCCTTCATTAAAAGGAATTTTCGTTTCGAGCCTTCATTTACAATAGTAGAAAAACGAATACTGCCAGATATGTCTTTGATGTCTACTCTTTCCATAACACATCAAAGGTCGGAGATAAAAACAGGAAGCCCTAAATATTCGGGCTTCCTGTTGTGACATCAGAAATAAGGTCACAAATTAAGTTCTATTTGCTGGATTAGGCTCGCATACTTTCATTGCAATTTTTGAGAAAGTCCGATCTAAACTCATAGCGTATGATACTGCATTTTTGTAATACACATGATAAATATCGCTGCCGAGTATCGGTACTTGGATACTAACCAAACCTGAAGACATTTCTTCCATAAACGCCTTGTAATTAGCTATATAATCACTTTGCGTATACCCTTGAATCGTAAATGTAAGGGTCATATCCCTTTCATCTGCTTTTTTATTACTTAAATTGATGTTCTTACCATTTTCCAGACGACTTTTATTCTCAATATAATCCTTTACCGGCGGTGGCATTAAAAGTACATTTAAAAAGTTATCTCCCATGTTCACCCCCCAGATATCAAAGGCATCTTTTCCATTTATTAATAATTCTCCACTCATAGTTATAACGCTTTTTTAATGTTATCATTTATACTGTCTATTTTTTTATTCATTACAGGGGTATTTTTAGCCATTTTAGATACACCTTCTACAACATCATTAAATTTTTCAATCTGATTTGTACGTAGTTCATCAACTATCCCTTTCAGACTTGATACATCAGAAGCCAAAGACTCTATCTTGTCAGTTGGAAAATTAATCGTTATCTGTGGCTGATAGCTACTTGCAAGTATTTCCCTTGTCTGTCCGGCAATATCAGGCACATTAGGCATAGTTAAAAGAGGATAATTCTCACTAGTAAGATCAAGCAATGACATCTTTTCGTTGATCGATGAAAGCAAACCCGTTTGCTCTATTGCTTGATTCTTGATCTCTTCCCCAGTTATCTGTAAAGCAGTAAAACGTCCGTTTAGTTCTTCTCCAGTATCTTGAGACATGGCCTCAAATCCTCTTTTTGTAGAATCCTGAGAGGAAGATTCGGATGTCCAGCCAAGCAACTCTTTCAATTTATCCCGCTCTTTAACCGCGCCGGTAACAATGTCGTTCCATTGCTCCTGCAACTTTTTATAATCTTCCTCAGAAATACCTGTTTTATTATCGTTAGCAGCAGCAAAAGCATCATACCATTTTTGTAGTTCGGCTTTATACTTATTACCAAGCATAGTGGTAAGCATAGCCTTCTGCATATACCTCTCAAAATTATTAGCAAAGTCTTTTGCCGAACTATCCATATCCATCAAGGTATCGACAAAGTTATCAAATACACTATCAAATGAAACTTGGGTAAGCTGTTCTTTTACTTGGTTCTGTATATCCTCTAATTTCTCAGAGCCATTGACAATATCCTGTATGTATTTTACAAAGTCACCGTTTACAGTATTAAGGACAGATACCAGTTTAGGATCGGCAAGCACTTCTTTTAGTTGTTCTGCAGAAAGATTAAGCAATGACTCTGCATTCGTGACAGATTCACCGACAGCACCGGATATCCTGGCCCAATCTTCTTTATTAAGTCTTTTTTCTATTCGTTTGCCTAAAGAACTTGATCCAATACTTGAGCCACTTTGCCTTAATTCATTCAGAAGTTCATAATATCTCTGGGTCTGCTGCTTTATCAGGGTTTCTGCTTCTTTCCCTACTTTATAAGCTTCATCCCCATAGGACATATCAATATACTCTTTCTTCTTATTGATAAGTTCATCCCACACAGAATTAAGAGCTTCATATTGTGACTTCATTTCATTGTATCGGGAATAATCAGCGCCAAACAAACCATCCAAGGCCTTTACAACAGATGAAATACCAGAAACAGCACTCATGGCACCACCTACAATATCACCAGACATTATCTGACCAACTCCCATGGCTGTTTGACCAACTCCACCTAACGCATCAGAAATACCGGCTATTTTATTGCCAAGATCATCGTTACCGAAGATTGTACCGAGGTCCTGACCAAACTGAGATATAGCAGGAGTAAATTGAACAATAGCACTTCCGATCCCTGCAATCCCTCGAGCAATATTTTCCTGACCTCCTTTCGCTATTTCACCTGCCGCTTCTTTTACTTGCTTTTTGAAAAGCGCAAAAGGACTCTTTACTCCCAATTCCTCTTTTAAACGACCAATAGCATTTCTTAGTGCCTCTGTTTGCTCGGTTGAAAGTTCCAGATTTTGAAGGGTATTGTCACTTATCCCAAGACCTAAAATATCCTTCTTTGAAACTGTCTTTCCACCGATTTGAGCATTTCCCTGTTCATCCTTAATGGCAGCGAGGTATTGCATCAATAATTCGGCTTTTTCAATGATGCCCTGAATCTCGTTCACACTCTTTTGGGAAGCATCAACAAAAAGCTGTCCCATTAAAGTCGTACTATTCTTTACGGAGTTGTCAAAATCATCAAGTGCATTAGCTTTCTCTTTCATCAAGATAGCTGCATCGCCTGCCGTTTCGGCCTCCTTTATGGCCTTATCATATTTCTCAATAATGGCCAGCCTTTTCTGTTGATAGTTGCCAAACTTGATAAGATATTCGTTCCAAGACGCCTCTTGATCGCGTATCTTATCATCAAGTTGCTTTTTGGACGTATTTTCTATAATGGTATCCCAGATAGAGCTAATCTTTCCTGTATCCACCTTAGAAGAATCAAAAGTCTTTTTCTGATATTTGTTATTCTCTTTAGCCTTCAACTCTTCCTGAGCATCAAAAATCTCTTTCTCAGCTTGAATTACAGCCTGGATCATATCTTCTTTTTGTCTTTCCAGTGATTGGATCTCTTTCCGGTTATCCAATTCCCTCCGCATACGCTTCTTCTCAGCTCCTTCAGTCATGGCATCGATCTCAGACTGTGAGATTTCCATTTCCATATCTTCAGCCCGCCTTTTACGCTGGATTGCCTGTTTGCGTTCTATTTCAGAGATCTTATCATTCTGGGAACGAATGCCTTCTTGCTGTTTGCGAAGTTTTTCGATTTCTTTCTTTACTTGGTTTTCTTGCTTGGTTAACGAACTACCGGTAATACCACCTAAATCTTTGTATTTTTTTTCAGCAGTTTCCTTACGTTTTTTAGCCTCCTCATATTGTTTTGAAGTAAACTTGGATTTGTCCTTTTCTATTTCGGAAAGTTTCTTTTTGGCATCCTCCCAATCTTTCTTGGCTTTATCATAGTCTTCTTTATAGGTAGTTTTGTTCTTTTCAGAATCAATTCGAGTTTGTTTGGCAGACTTCGCAGTATCTATAAGTGTTTTTATGTCTTTCACATTATAGATTGCTTCATCAGACAGAGTTCCTTTCACATCAATAGGCAAACGGAGTTTGAGGGTTCCATTATCACCCTTGCCTTTGATTCTCCTTTCAAGCTCGGATATGTATCGGTCAAACTCGTTTACATCAACATTGTTCAAGTTGGATATAAACTGTTCTGAAATATTTTTGCCTTTATCTTGCAATATAACACCACGCATAGCACGCAATTCTTTCAGCTTCTTCACATACCCATCTATACCTTGTTGACCGGAAAGAGATTTCAGTAAATTTTCGTAATATTTGATTTCTGATTCAATGTTGGAAAGTTCTTTGGCTTGTTTTTCTCCGGCGCGTTTCGCATCTTCCTCTGCAATCTGCCGCTTCAATTTAAGTATATCGGCAAGTTTGATGGTTTCAATGTCGTATTGGGCAAATATCTTTGGGTATTCTTTTCTCAACTCCGCTAAACTCTGACCCCTCTGCAAATCGGATAAGGCTATGTCACGGGAACTCTGTACGAGGGAATCAATCTTCTGCTTATGTTCTTCCTCTTGTTTTTTAGCTTCTTCTTGCCGCTCGTTAAACCTTCTTTGCGCTTTTTCCGCTTCGGTTGCCGAATCGTGTAAAGCCCACATTGCAGCACCAAGCCCAATAACGGCGGTAGCCAACAAAACATAAGGATTAGTAAGCATAGCTGCATTTAAAGCTAATTGTGCTTTTCGTGCCAATACACGAGCATTAGTAAGAGCTACTTCAGCTATCGTATGTTTACTTGTCGCCATGGTAGCCAACATCACAGCAGTTCTGTACGCTCCATAAGTAGTAACTAACCCAACCAATACCTTCCCCACCGTTTCATAGTTTTCAATCAGTGAAGTGGTCATCTGAATCCCCTTCATTATGACACCTTCCGACTTCTGCCCCAGCTCGTTAAAGGCTGCATCCATCGCATCCTGCATCATGGATAACTGCCCATTGATTGTTTTTGAAGCGTTCTCAGACATATTATAGAACTTTCCACCTGCGGAAGTAGCGTCTATAAACGCTTGTTGAACCATTTCTGCGGAGATAGCGCCTTTAGACATTTCTTCTTTCAGAGTGGCGATAGACTTACCTGTCTTTTCGGAAATTTGCTGGAGAGGGTTGAACCCTGCATTAATCATCTGATTGAGGTCCTGCCCCATCAACTTGCCAGCAGCGGACATTTGAGAGAAAGCCAAAGTAAGAGAGTTGAACTTACCGGATTCTCCCATAGAAATATCACTAATGGCTTTCATGTACTTGATGGTATCCTCTGCCTGAATATTGAAACCAAGCATCATCTTTTCCGCTCCAACTATATCTGACATAGTAAGTGGAGAAATCTTCGCCAGCTCTTTGATTTGCGGAATCAGCTGTCCTGCCACATCCTTTCCAACCATTGTTTCAATAGCAGTTTGTATAGACTGAAATTCACCGCGTACACGAATCATTTCAGAACCTAACGCTTTGAGTGCGCTAACACCACCGATAACCGCCAATGCTTTCTTCCAAGAGATAGCAATACCCTCGTTGGTTGCTACAACTTCTTTCCCGTCATTATTGTAAAGCTCGTATTCGTCACGGAGCTTTTTAACCGACAACCGAGCATTGGCTTGCTCTTGGGTTAGATTGAAAAGTACACTCTTTTGTTCCCTAAGTTTTTCACTTGTGGATTTTATCTTAGCTTCCAAAGAAGATGTATCTCCATCTTGTTTTAATGCTTCACGATACTTGTCTTTAAGACTGGATAATTCATTCTTTAACTGCTGGATGGTTCCACGCTGGAGTGTAATCTTCTCTGACAATCCGTTTACGACTTGGGAAGCATCAAAGATTTTCTTCTTGAAGTCACCTTCCATCTCTGCTCCAGCTTTGGCTGCATTAGTTACCAACTCATCCAATCTTTGATTAGATGCAGCAAGTTGAACATTTAAAGCCTTGAAAGCAGCAGGAGACTGCGTGCCATCCATGCTCATTAACTCTTGTTTTAACTTCGCAATTTCATTACGGAGCCTTACAACTTCTTCCCAGTCACTACCTACCTTAAAATATAATTTCGCCATATCTATTTCTTTTTCCTACGATTAGCCAATTCCTTACCACTGATTCTATTCACCTTCTGACCACCATATACTGCGTGTAATTTATCCCGTTGCATCATCAGCAGATTCCGATAAGGGATAATCTCAAACACTTCTGTATAACTCAGATGCAGCGTGTCAATCAAATGGGCTATCTGCCCGAAGAACGTTGTGTTTCCTACTGTTTCGGTCTTGCTGCCAGCATCGACACGTTCCTCATCGAGCTGACACACTGAAAAGCCGATATATCCATCATAGAGAAACAGACTTCCAAGGCATCTTTGACTTCTTCAAAAGTGCCGTTCTCCAATTCTTTGACCAAACTATCATTCCCGCAGATGAAGCATGAAATACCTTTCAGCATATCTTCAGTAGCTTCAGGAAGCTCTTTAATAGCCTCCATGATATTATCTCCTCTCAGGGCGATATCGGAAAAATGATGAATGGCACGACAGATAATTTTAATTGTAGGAGGTTTAATGGTATAAACCATCCCTCCTATCTCCACATTCTTGAAATCCAGCCCTAACAAAGCATCAGAAACCGTTTTTGCTGCTTGATTCATATTCTTAAACTAAAAGGGGGAATGGTATATATCCATCCCCCGGTTATCACTCTTGTGCTTTTACCAATGTTATCTCTTTTTTAAGAGTGGTATCAACTTCAGAAGGAGTGGTTTTAATATCTCCTGACTGAGTGACGTACCCCACTTTCGACACTTCATAGTGAACGGTAGCCCCAGCATTCACCTGCTTTGACTTGACCGTTGCACCGTCCAGCTTTACGGTCGCATCGGAAGGAGTAGGTACAATGGTTACTGTAGTTCATGCCTGCAAAGCTTTAATCTGCCCCTCTTCGTAGTTATACTCAGAAGAAACGCCTTCAATTCCCGGTTCCTGCACCAAGCCTTTTACAGCGATTGCAATTGCCTTATCCGTATTGGCTTCACGGGAAACAATACGGCATTTTGGGAAGATGAACCATACATCATCATCGGTCAGACAGAACAATGCTTTGTTGATAATAACTTTATCCAAAGCACGCTTCCAACCTACATCTTTAGATGTTGCCTGAATAACATCGCCACCCATGAACGCTTTCTTGGTCTTCCAGTCATATTGTCCGATAGAGAAAGCGGGCGATACTTCTCCCGGCACATCATCGTAACGGTAATTCTTTCCCGTTAATTGGTTCTTGTACCCAGTGACGGAGGCTTCCGTTTCCTCAATCTGCCACGTTTCCCCGTGTACATTCAAAACCTCATCTTTCGCTTTGATAGCGGCTTGAATCAAAGTCTTTGCGATTTCGGGGGTAATGTCTGCCGTAACCTTATCAATATCGGCAAACAAGATTCTTTTTATTCCTACTGCTGAAATCATAATCTTATAGTTTTACATTTATTACTTCAAATAAAATTCTCACATTCACGTAATGGCATTTCAAAGCTGTATCCGCTTCCGTGCCAATTGATTCGATAGAGTAACGATAGGTTGTACCGTCATAGGTGCTTACTACATCATCAAGCAGCTTGCCAGCCTTTCTTTCAAGTTCGTTAAGCCGGATTGTGTTCGCTTCATTCTCGCTTAAATTGGGTACACATAGATTCACTTCTGCGAAAGATTTCTTCCAATACTTTCCCGGCTGTTGTTTCTTCGTGTGGATAACGATTCTTTCAGAGGTCAATTCACCCGTCAGCGTTTCACCATCAGGCACTATATCTATTCCGAAAGCCTTGCAGTCCCGATAGAGAATGTTTCCTATGTCGGTAGTTACTATCATACTATCAAATATTGGACGTTTTCGTCATATTCGAGAAATACGTGACAAACCAAATCTCCAAGTTGAACCGTTCCGGCAAATCTTTTTCCAGCCAAATCTGCATCTGATACGTGTTGCCCCGTTCCGTACATATAAATATCCACAAAGCACAATTCTTTCTGATATTCATCTACGATAGCCCACAAGCAAACAGTACCTCGTTGTACTTGAACAGACAATATCCTCGCCCCGATAGGCAGACATAGTTTTGAATGGTCTGCAACAATCAATTCATACTTGAATATTCTTTTCATTTTTCAAATTCTTCTTTTAACCGTTTCTCCGCATATAGAGCAGCACTACTCAAAACATCATACCCTTTAGATTCTACGAATGATGCGTATTCCGCTTCGTTTTTCAGTGTCAAACCATCCTTATCGACATCGTAATCATTGGACGTTCTCAAAGTGAGTGTATGGTCTTGATAATCGCCATTTTCCTCTGCGTACTTCACGGCTTCATCGCCTACATCAATCATCTTCTTTTCGACCTCCCATTCTCCTTCATCGAAAAAGGAGTCAACATCTGAGAAATCGAAATCTACATCCATAATTCCGAGTAGTTAAAGTAGTTTGTACTCTTTATCGTGTAGACTTCGCCTTGACCTCTTACGCCATCACCATCCATGCAACGAACCTCCTGCCCTACTTTGATAGTTATTCTTTTCTCACACACTACATGATAATTCGGACGATATACAGAGCCGTTATCAGAGGAAAACTCTTTCGTAGTGTTATCGTCACAACGGCACTTGCATACGTCTTGCCAGCTTTCACCACCTGTTCCGGAAATAGGCCGGCCGAACTCATCCTTATCCATCGGAGTGATAACCTTTACCTGCAATATGTGTGGAGCGAATATCATAAGAATGTCACTTTAGGTTTGTTACTCAGTTCGTCTTTCAATCCGTACTGTTTACACAGAAGCGAATAGTAGTCCTTAATACCTTGAATGTTCCAAGACATAGAGAAACCGCTTTCACTGATTGAAGTGGCACGAAGTAAAAGAGAGGGGATGAACTTTGCAATTGCCACCGACACAAGACCGTAGCAATCCTCGTTCATCTCTTCCTCTCCGCTTATCTTCGAGGCAAGACACATATCCAAAAGGTCAGCCTCCGACAATTGAATGCCGAAGGTCTGGAACTTCTGTTGTATGTAGCCGTTTACCGTCATCTTAATATGGTGTAATCAATCTACTATATACAGTGTAACTATAATGCGTACAATACTTCGATTTATAGATGTACCGGAACGGACACTTAGGAACCGAAATCTGCTTCCCCTGTGTAGCCACATTCATCGTCATTACACTTTGTACAACCGGACTATTCGTTATCAGCATCACAGGCTGCGAATCGGTCAGCACAAAGCAATTCAACGGAGCAGCTTCAAAAGTGACATACTGAATATCCGGCAGACCAACATCCACCGCAGCTAACTCTGATTTGGACGGAATAGGTTCACTAATACTTGATGCCTGTACACCCAACGAAACCAAAGACATCATCAAAAAGCCACACATGGCAAAAATAAAATTCTTCATTTCTTTACTGATTTATAAAATTAGACAATAGGGTGCGACCCTCACACCCTTACTATTTACGCGTTCATCGTTGAAAGGTCAATGTTCACAATCTTGTTAGGAGCGATAAACTCAGGAATCCATTCGGCGGTGTATTCCATGTATCGACCTTCTTCGTCACGATAGTTGCAAACCGACATCTGACCTTCAGCAGTATTGTAAGAACGTCCCGGAACAGGGTCCGTCATTACATACGGCTTATGGTGACGCATCTTCATCACCTTGTCCGTCTGCAACAGGGTGATGCGGTTGTCGGCGTAAATCTGCACGTTCTCGCCCGCCTGATTCTCTACGTAGTCCTCTTTGATCTCAATTGCAGGAAGCCCGATTCCAGTAAATACGCTGGATGCCATCTGGTCAGTCACCAACCCTGCATTAACCATGAACTCACGCTCACCAAGAATCATCTTGAATTTATCACCGAACTCAGAAGCCCCTACAATGTTCTTCATAAACGTACCACGAGACATAATCATTTTGGAGAATACACCGTATTTGGCTTTCAATTTCTGAATCTCCTGCTGCAAGTAAGAGATAAATACATTCTTTGCTGAAGCGTCAGGAGTAAGGAAGTGGAACGGTAGCTCGATGTCCAACAATTCGATGTTTTCCTTATTATCGGCCAAATGAACCTGCGCCTTACCAGTCATCAACAATTCAGGAACGATAATATCCATACGCTTGTGCGGAGCAAGCAGAATCTGACGGTAATCATCAACTATAAAATCGATAATCTCCTGCAAGATTGTACGTTGATCAGCTGTATTGGCTGCATTGAACTTGTCAATGATATCCTGTAACTGTGACAGACGTTCAATATCCATCTGATAACGGTCGCCCAAATAGGCGATTTCAGTATAACCACTTCCAAGGCTACGTCTTTCACGAATAGGCTTCTGATCATTCTTACCCAGAATGGAACCGGCAACAACACCCGTTACTGTCCCAAGATAAGTCTTGAAAACACGGGTTTTGGTTTCCAAGAAATCTCCGTATTGCTTCCAGTAGATTGTGTCCAGTCTCAACTGGAGGACACGGTCAATAATCGCCTGAACGATATTGGGATCTGTAAATAAAGTTTGTATGGTCAAATTCATATCTAAACTTTTAATGATTAATACTCAAACTGGAAACGGCTTGTCAATCCCACCTTATCCATCTCATGGATCGGAAGAACCAACTTGCTTTCCTTTACCTCATAGGCTTGCATCAAGAGAGTGCAGAGAACCGCTCCATCGCTCTCAACTTTCTTCGCATCATAAAGAACGAAGTTTGCAGTGTTCTTCTTCACTGTTCCACCCACTGCGGTAGCTTCGAAAAGAACCGTATCCTTAGCGATATTTTCTCCGAAAGCCGCTTTGATGGTTAATACATCATAATCCTTGGTTGACTTGTCGATAGATGCTACCTCTGCGCCTTTCTTTCCGCTTCCGATGAACATACCCTGATAAGCCAAAGAATCTTTTGCCACCTTGATGGTGAGATTAGAGTCTCCTGTGGTATAAGCTTCAACCACTTTCACATTGCGGACGGGAACGAGTGTCCGTTTCTTCAAGTCCGCTTGTACAGGTGTGAATACAGGAAGAACAGAGCCTACTACAAGGTTGGTAACATCCAACTTCCACGGTCCGCTCTTTCTGACACCCGTCTCAACACGGTAGAACTCTTCCGGTTTGTATTCCGGGGTCAAGTTATACTTAGTACCTGCTGCCATAAATTTTACTTTTTAGATTCAACAATAGTTTTTGTTCCTTCCGAAATCATATTCGCAATAGATTCAGCTTCCTTCTCCATCTTTGTTTCCGCTGATTCAGGAGGAGTCACACCACTAAAGCCGATATTGGCAAGTTCCTGTTTAGCGTCCTTGAAATAAATGTCTAAGTCTGCATCATCAGGAATCGCATAACGCTTTGCGAATGTTTCGGGAATACCATACTCCTTTGCCTTTGCCAAAATCTGCTCTTGTCGGGTAGCCTGTGACTTCTCAGCCTTAAACTGAGCGAGTTCATCGGAAAGAGGCTTAACAGCAGCACTCACCGCATTCGCAATGATAGTCGCCATGTCATCTTTCTTATCTTCCGGCTTTGGATTTGGGTTAGGATTGGGATTAGGGTTCTCGATTTTATTTTTCAATTCGTCCAATTGTTTTTGCAGACCCGATTTTTCGTTTCTAACAGTATCAATGTCTCCTTGAAAAGCTTTTAAAAGTCCTTCGACCCCACTAATAGCAGTTTCTATTTGACTTTCTTCAGTAACGGTTTTAGATAAGTAGTCGGCCACCCCGTCAAATGCTTTATCACCAAACCCAAAGGTTTTATACTTCGTTTTTAGTGCTACTAAGATTTTTCCTTTCATACCGTATGAATTATTAAATTTGAAATTCAATTTGCGGAAGTAAAAATACCACCAATACGGATGATTAATAAATATTTGAACTTCTGATTCGTGACCTTCGCTTTGATGTCACAAATGCGGTATAAAAGTAGTGAGTAAGTAGGTGGAAGGGAAATAATTAAATAGGTGATAACGAACAATAAAGAGAAGGTTTGATAATGGCAGAAAAAAGGCTCACAGAATAACTGCAAGCCTAAAATTTATTACCCCCAAAAAATATTTATTCCTTTATATCAACTAGTATTTTATCGGATAATATTCTTCTTCGTACTCAATAACTAATTCTGATGAAACCCTTAGTTCAATCAGCCTTGGATCAGTCGGTGGGATATTATCATCTGTCATAGGAAGAAGTCTTCTACACTTTGGCAAATTACACCATGTTCTATCTCATTCTCTATCTTTGCCAAACTACAAGAGATTAATAGCGGCCAACTCTTTAGTCAAAGACTGAATACCTTTCTGAATCTTCTCCAACTGCTGTTTGCGCGGTTTATGTACTCCGGCAGCATAATGCCATAACTGACGCTCATTGATTCCCGTAATCCGACTCAATGCAGCTTTAGTGAAGATATTGCTGTAGTAGTTGATAAAGGTAGCAGCATCAATTTTGAACTTTAATTCAAATTCCCCAGACAACACCTCGCAAGGATTAGTATTATCTTCCAGATACAACTCGATTGCTTCCTTCATATTATCTTCTAACTCTTTCATATCATTACCAACTGTAATGACGGGAGCACCTTCAATATAAGCACTCAGGTTCTTTCCTGCGTGTTCAACGATAACTTCTACTGTTTTCATATTGCCTCCTTTTAAATTAAGAGAACAAGGGGGCTACTTTAGCCCCGCTTGCCTCAAAATGCTGTAATAAGTGCCTTTCTCAACGCCTTTGCTGTTATGATTCGGTACGATAACTACTTTACCGTCTTTTTCAAACTTCATGTGGCTACCTCTCTGACTCTTTAGAACAAAACCGTTTTCTTGCAACATAGTTACAACGTCTTTCACTGATTTGTAACTCATAACGCTTTGGACTTAATTACTATGCAAATATAGTAATAATATGAATACTAACAAATAAATTATTCATTATTTTACTATGAATAAAAAAAATAGCGGCAACTCTGAAGAATCACCGCTAAAGGTCCTATTTTTCATGTACTCGAATTATAAGCCCCATATTTTTTCTGACTAAGAAGCGTTTTTCTGTTCTTTATTTCCGATTTGCTTATTCTTAGCTTCTTGTTCTTCTTTGATTTCCGCAAGTTCTTCCTCGATGCGGTCAATATTTCCAGCGAACATTACCCCATGTCGTTGTGACCATACACCACCCGACACAGCTTTTACAGCTACATTAACTTTATCTTCCAAATTGTCAAGGCGATACGGAACAACTTCTGTACCAATATCTATCGTTTCAGATGCTTTGTTAAATTCAGATGGATTAATAGAGCCTAAAGCAGAGACAATGAAGTTTACACGTCTTTGCAAGAACTCACCTATCACCTCTGCATGGTTCTGTACCTGCAAATGTGTCGAAAGAAACACGTAATCGAAAGCCACTCCCGACAAGGCATTTCCAGCACCGCTCAACTTTTCAAAACTGATTTGTGGTGTATTCGTCATAGAATATGCTTTCTCAAAGAGAGTTTCTACCTCAAATTTCACGGTGTCATTTGCCTGATTCCATGTCAGATATTGGGCATCTGCACCTTCCCCTGTGAGTTTAACCATCCTATCCTTAATCTTACCCATGAAGCCTTCTACATCGCCAATCAGTTTCAGCAAAGGGAAAAAGTGATAGTCGATACAATCGGCATAGTTGGATAGTAGTTTTTCCAACCGGACGCGGAAAGTCTTTATCTTCTTGCAATACGATTCAGGACGGTAAGCGTAGATAACCGGCAGTTTCGGGAATCCATGAGCGAAAACGGTCCTTTCCTCGTACCCTTTAGATAAATCCCACTGATAAACCATCTTGTCTGTGATAGTCATAAAGCAGGTAATTTCCGAATCGTCCATGAGTTTTTTCTTATACTCACGGGAGAAAGCAATCATCTTACCTTCATCGTTGAAGAACGGATAAAGTTTATCCCCTCTGAATGGTGACCACAATACACTTTTCAGCTTCTTGGTTGGCTTCACCTTACCTCCGAAGGTAGTCTTCACCTTCTTCCAAAACTTCGCCCAGAACGAATCATCATCGGTCGCATACCAATACTCGGCAACTTCCTGCTCAGAAAGCCAAGCGCGGACTATCTTCTTGTTCTGATACTTGATTTTGTTGGATTTGAATACAGCCTTGACAGCATCCAACAGCTTCTTTTCGTCATCATCCGCAGGAGTACAATCCATTGACGGTTCAGTGCCGACAGTAAAAGCCGTTTGAATGTTCACTATATCTTGTTCCAAAGGAATAGAGATACGGTTTACCGGTTCGGTCTTATACTGAGCTTCGATTTCGTAGGTCTTGCCGGTCTTCTCATCGAAAACTTTCTCCGCTTCCTTTTCAAGAACCTTCCTGTCCGGGTACTTCTCTTTATCCACCATGATTTCATGGCGTTCCGGATTCCAATCATCCCACAACTTGCAGTGGTCGGGAAGCTCAGTTTTCCTACCTTTCTTCAGGTAGCTTATCTTCTGCCCAATATCGGGCAATACTAATATTTCTTCTAAACTCAATGGCATAGCTTATATTTTTAGTGTGTGAATATTCCAGTTAAATCTTTCGGCTTCTGAATCTTTCCCAGAAGCTCACCCAAAACATAATAACGGGCAGCATCTATACAATTATGCACGAGAACCCCATTAGCGAAGAACTCGTGCATATCTTCAACTTCTATATCGTAAACGTTACATATATCTTCCTTTACTATCTCTATCTCTTTCAGCTCTGACGCTTGCAGAAGATTGTCCGCTACATCTCCTACAACAAAATTCGGTCTTGCTGTATTTATTTGCGACAAATTCATTGCCGCACCATTTGCATTTCCTCTTTTCGTTATCTGTCCCTGAATGATACCGATAGGCTGTTTTGCATTTGTTTGAGCAAAACTTATTATTTCCGTTTGAAATGGCAGAAAACTCTTTTCCACACCATTCACAAATGAAGGTTTCCGGCTTTGCATTTGCAAATTGCTCTTTTGCTTTTTTGCTATGCCATTTCCTTCCCTCTTCTGATTTGTGCCATCCAACGGCAAACTTGCTTGCTTTGGCAATATTCTCTCTTCTCCATGCAAGCAGTTCATTGTCTCTACTTTGCTCTTCTGCGTGATGCCGTAAATGTGCGTGCATCTCAACAAGTTCAAGATTGGATATATCATTATTCCAAGTGTTTTCATCTTTATGGTGGACATGATACCCTTTAGGTATTTGCCCATTATAGAATTTCCACACTTCACGATGTAGTCGTTTTGTTCCACGGGAGAAATAACGTTCTCCGGCATATAATTTGTATTCTTTGCCATTAAAGACTTGCACGTATAGAGTACGTCCCCTTTCGTCAGTTCTTGTAATTGCTTCCATCCATTTATAGTTTTAAATTTATGCTCAGGCGTTGCCTTTATTTCAACTATAAAGTTACTAAAAACCAACCGAGTATGCAATATCTTTCTACATCCATTATCAAAGAATTTGTTAACCTTTCTAAAACCGTTTGATGTGAGTACATAATCACCCTTTCTAATCTTATCAATTCGCTTATTCCCTACGCTTGTCATTACAAGAGTCTCTCCTACGAAACAGTGGTTATCATGGTCTTCGGGTTCATTGATATACTTTCCATCCTTGTCCTTCGCCCACACATACTTTCGGAACTCGCTTTGCAAGTTATACGAATGCTTGGTTATGTATATCTCCATGTCCTGCATCTTATCGATGCCGGCATTGATAGAGCCTGCTCCTTTTTCCACCGCATATATCTTAATACCTCCGTTATGTATTTCTTGAATCAAACGAGGGTCTGCGCTATCGGCAATAACCTTCAATCCCCACGGTCGAAGCGTTTTGATAATGTCAGAAGAAAGAAGTCCGGTCCGGTAATCTACTTCGTCCAGATAAAGAGCGTTACCTACAATACCGCACCGAATGGAAGCGGACGGGTCGTGTGTGTAGCCAAAGTCTTGCCCGATAGCCACCTTCTTAGCCCAAGCCGGGAACTCATCAACAATTCCCCACTTCTTGAATACAGCACCTTCCGCAACGTCAGCCCACCGACCGATAACCACGTGAGCATATTTTTTGGGATTATTCGCCTTCATATCCTCAACCTCCTTCAGAAACTCTGGAGAAAGATTCTCCAAGTTATCAAGATAGGTAGTATGGATATGAAGTACATTCGGGTGCGTGGAGATTTGGACTTGCACCCCATCAATCTCTACGAGTTTATGGGTATTTTCGATGTACTTTTTGTAAATGAAGTGATTGGAATCACAAGGATTCATTATGATGATTATCCGGTTCTGAATCCCTTTCTTACGGATGGAGAGCATTATCTTGTCGAACTCTTCTTCATTCGTCCATTCCTCAGCTTCATCACAAACAAAGGTAGTAATACCCTGAATGGATTTCAGTTTTGCCGTCTGATTCCCCGAAGATGTTTTGATACCCCGAAACATGATACGACTCTTAGTCATTTTGTTGACTATATCCGTCTTGGTGGTCTTGAAATACTTGGTCGTTCCGTCAAGGTCTATCTTCTCCATCATTTCTGGTATGATAGACATACCGGCAGAAACCATCGTGTAGCGGGTGTAGAGAATCTGATGTACAATCTTCTCTACCGGGGTCATTTCAAAGGTCAGCCGTTCTATGAAGGTGGAAGCATTGAAAGATTTTCCGCTACCACGTCCACCGGTGATAAGAATTATAAATTTTTCCTTATCCTCGTATAATGGATGGTAAATTTCTTGAGGTACTATCATTTCAGCTTGTCTTTAATCCAAGAATCAATGTTGATGCCATGCTCTATGTCTGTTGGAATATCAGCGTCTTCATCTTGTTTGCGCTCAATCTTTCTCCAATCTTCATCATGGTGGTACAGCCAAACGGACATTGCTTGCAAATTAGGAGCCAGTTCACTCTCATTTACTTGCAATTCTTCCTCACCGGTCAAATTGCCTTCTGTGTCACGGAGCTTTCTTACTACGGTGCTTTTCGTTTTAATTCCACCAAGAGCCATAGCAAGGAACTTAGCCCTTACCGTTGCATTGATGGTCGCGCGCCCACGCGCTAAGACTTCGGATATTTCGGCGTACTCGCTTTTCTTTTCGCAGAAAGTTTGCGGCAGAATCCCTATGGCGTAGGCTATTTCCTTGTCAGTGAATCCCTTTTTGGCATACGATTCTACGAGAGAAAGAAAGTCCTCGCTTGTATAGTCAAACTTAGGCTTTCTTCCTCCTTTACCTTTTTTATTTTGAGATTCACTCTTTGACATAATATTATCCGTTTGCGTTAGCAAGTCTTACTGTTGCTCCTATTTTTTTCCTATTGATAAAGAGAGACAATGCTGCTTGTGAAATTTTCAAATTACGTGAAAGATTCCGTTCTGCATTTTTAGCAGCTCTCATAATTCTATCTCGATTATTTTGCCCGTAAGTTCTTGTAAGTCGATTAGCGGTTCTTACAATATCCATATAGCTCCTTTGTCTTCTTCTGACTCAACTGTCCTCCTAAATTTTAAGATGTTAATCAATTCTTTCAATTTGTTCATCAAATACTTCTCCCTTTATGAACTTCATATCGGGGTCATATCCGAACCGTTCACAGAAAGCGGCTTTAGCTTCATAGGTGTCAAAGGACAACATCACATAGGCATCCATATCTTCGGCTGTCTTCTGTGCGTTCTCCTTTACTTGTTGCTTGACCTCCTTCATATGGGCAACCTTCTCGGCGCGTTCTAACTGCCTGGCAGCTTTATCAGCTTCTTTCTGCTCGGTTACTGGTGCCATCATATCAGACAGAGCGTCTGCGATAGAGCTTTCTTCTTCGGTCTGTAACAGGTAATCGACACCTATCATGTTCAAATCGGCATCCGTTAAACCGGCGTCTTTCCAATCAATATCGGGAACAATTCGGGCAAGAGCATCAAAATCCCAGGTACCTTGTGCGTTTGGGTTATTCATTAGAATATTTAGTTCCTTCTCCTGCTTTTCTTCCACGTCAATTACGTCGACTCGAATGCGGTAGTCGTTATCGGGAAACTTTTGCAATTCATCCATGACAGACAAACGCTGATGCCCGCTGACTACGGTCAACCCGGTTCGCTTGTTCACGACAATTCCACCGACTAATCCGAATTTCTTGATGCCACGCTTCAATGTCTTGCGTGATTCTTCGGACAACTTTCGAGGATTATAAGATGCCAAGTGAATGGCGGAGCGGTTAAGTTCTACCGATTCAGATTTTATATACTTTGATAGTTCCATATTAGCCATTGCTTAAACCAAGTCCTCTACTCCGTCCCTGACGTGCCGCTCTCGAATACTGCTGATAGACATTACCATTTCGAGCGTAATTCAAACGGCTTAAATTACGATACATGGTACCACCGATACTATTAATCCTCGCTTGCCTTGTAGGATTTTCCTCTGCCGCACGACTCAAACGATTAGTTTGTACTCCAATATCAGCAGCACTTTTCATTCTACCTCTTCTTCTGTTTCTAACTCAGCTGGTCTCCTATTAATTTTGTTTATTATGATACTCCCAAAGCACTCTTTCAGCCATAGGGAAAACTTTGTAAATTCTCTGTAAGTCCTGCGGGTAATTCTTCTCCATCCAAAGCATACAGTCAAGATTGAAACCGATACCCGAACTGGCTTTCAATGAATATCTAACTGGTTCGGGTAAGTTGTGCTGCTTCATGTAAGCAAGGATATCCTTTTGTGTCCAATCAGCCAAAGGATAAACTATACCGTTATTCTCGTAACCGTTTACCTCATACCCTTTCAGCATAAGCCTGCGGTTCATACCATCAGCCTTTTTCATGCCTAAGAACGTGTAATAAACTCTGTGAGTAAGCTGCATAGCCTTTACCACATCAGCCAGCTTCAACAGTTTCACTTTCGGATTAGGCACACAATACATACCACCACGGAGGATGTAAGTGAGATTCCAATGTGGTACTTGCACAAACTCTATCTTCGGATATTTGGCTTTAGTCCAGTTTATCCAGCGGTTTATGTGCTCCAAGTCTTTGACGAAGTACATGAACACACAAACAATCCGGTCAAACTTCGGATAGATTAAATCAAGTAGAACAAGCGAATCTTTTCCAAGTGATAAAAACAGCAAAGCCTCATTCGATTTTACCCGAATGAGGTCTATATACCGGTTCGCTTGCTCTACTTTATTCATAGCTAACCACCTGACAATCCAAATGAAATACGAAGATCACTGTAACGCTGTCTGCGTGATCCTAACTGTGTGGCACTTGCTGTACCCCTACGATTGGCGACTAATCTCCCGCCTGCACCGGCACCGTTCATATTTCTGCGGGGGCCAGCTACTCTGTTTACTCTTCTTGCGACTCAGCAATAAAATTTAAATTAAACAATCAAAGATGTTTTTCTAATATCTTACCTAATGTATAATCCATTTGGGCTGCGAGATATTCTTCACCCTGATAGGGGTAAACAATATCATTACCGTCTTCATCGGTGAGAATGACCGCTTCTGCGTTCTTCACTTCAACGATAATATAAGGGCGTTTACCACTATAGGCACCCGTAAGAAGTTTAATCGCATCGTACTTAATCGGTTTCAACTCAACTTCACCCTCTTCAGGTAATTCTTCATCTACCTTGTACTCTTTGCCACCACATAAATAAGTGATATACTTCTTTGCGTTAGTCGGCCTAATTTCACGGTATTCGTGCGTTTTAGTACCAGATAAGATTTCATCGAAATATTTCTGTTTGATACTTAATGTAAGAATGTTCATAATCGTGTCGTTTTTAAATTAATATTCATTGTTGCGGGTGCAGGCTCCGCCCCTGCGATTTCCACCAAGTCAAAGTGGCGAGATGACTAGACTTCTCTAACCCGCGATAGTACCCCAAAGATACTACCACAACCAAAGATAACGAAATATCTTCAAATTCTATCTGTGACAATCAGTTTTAAGTCACAGAATCTTTTTCAACCAGGCATCTCTTTTCTCTCTGCACGCCTCTAAAGTTGATGCACAACAGCTAAACAATTCACCACTTTCAATACGATAGTCATACTGATACATTTTAACTCTCTTACCTCTCAACTTAGTGTTGTAAGTAGTGTAGTTCTCTTTACCGGACTGGCATACGCTGCAACCGTTTACATTTATTGAGTTCATAAGCCTTGCTCTTTTAATTGCTTCTCGATATGCTTTATTGTGGATAGTAATTGTTTTGCTTCTTTCGATTTGGGTACATACCAATATTTCAGTGGATATTCACCCGGATTTGTAATATCCCAAGTCGCTTTCTGATAATATTGCTTTTCTAATGCAGGCAAGATAAACTTCGCATCGAAAGCTGTCATTTCAAGCACTATTTTGGCGTTGTTAGGTATTTTAGTTGAGTTCATAAGCTAATATTTAAGTAAATTCTACATCGCTAAGATTCAATAGACCTTCATTTGTAAACTCATACCCTATGTATGTAACAGAATTGCCGTTTACAATGTAATACTCTGTCAGATTATCATCATCGCTGTGTGCGAAAATCAAGTCATTTGTTACACTACCTTCTCTCTTTAAGCCTATGTAATAGTTGTTATTATAGCAACTGATTTCAGGGATATGTTTAAATGTACCTGTATCTATACCGTCATAGACACCGTACCTCTTCTTGAAATGTTCATCCATAATCAATCATATTGTGCAGGGTCTTCACCCTACCAATTCAACTTGTGCTATGTTTGATCTCTTGCCTCTCATTGCATTCAGTTCTGCTGCCATCTTATTTGCTGCTTCTTCTGTTACCTCTAAAGATGCCATGCTCTTATCATAACCATCTATTACCAGATAATAACCTCTTGACTTCTTTACGTAAAACTCATTTAATTTATGCTTTTTCATATAACTCGTTACTTTCATAATCGTGTGTATTTAAGCGTTAATACCAATTGCTTTTCTCATAAAGTCACTTGCTTGCTCTACTGACATATTCAGCTTCTTTTGAATCAGGATAAACATACAGCTTACTTGTTCTTCTGTATCTAAGTTACCTTGTACAAACTCTGACATGATGAACTTTTCTATTGTTCTTTGCTTAATCACAGATGCTGCCATAATCGTATATTTTTTAATTGTTATTCAAACTTATGCTTCTCTATACCCCCTTGCATTCAACCAAGCTATTGCACCTTTGAGAGTTTTGAATCTTTTGCTACTTTCTACTGCCGTACAGGCTGAATAATTCTTTTCGTCATGAATGAACAATGCACCTTCATTCTCACCTTTTTTATAACTAATGATATTCATATCTTCTATTATTTAATTGTTATTACTTCGTTTTTGATGATGCAAAGATAGTATCATTTATAATACAAAATACTATTCATGCGTTAATTAATCATAATTTATAGTATTATTTATAATACATACTAATAAATAAGTATTTTTGCATCATGGAAGCAAAAGGAGTAATACACTTAGAAATTAAGGCTACCGGATTGCATAGATATTTCGGTTCGCCATCGGCTATGTATGACAACTACACAAGCCAAGAATTGGGAATAGCCCGGCAGTCACTGTTGAACTATTGGCAGAAAACGGAAAAGCCTTATGAAAATGCGGCTTGTATCATTAGGAAGGGAGAACTTGAAAGAAAAAAGAAAAAATTAAATTTATAATATTATGAGTACACTTAGTGCAAATACTTTATTTCATTTTACGAGAACTCGTGAAACACTTATTAATATCCTTAAAACAAGATTCTATCCGAGACTGTCATTAGAAGAAAACTTTTTCTTTAGTAAAATGGGGGATAAAATTGCATATCCAATGGTATGTTTTTGCGATATACCTTTATCACAAATAAAGAACCATACTAATTCATATGGAAAGTATGCAATTGGATTAAAAAAGGAATGGGCGCAAAAAATGGCATATCTCCGATACTATACACTCACAAAGACTCCTTTATAACGAAAAACCTTATGGATAATTTCAAAAATGTAAGCGAAGCAATTGAAAACTATCCTACAGACGTAAAACTATCAAAATTGTGGGAGGATTTATTATATACCTCTTTTTTTATAAAACTCTACAAAGGAACAATTACGGTCGGAACAAGAAAAAAAACAACAATTTTTTATAACGAAAGAGAATGGAGATACATTTTACCTAAAGACATAATTATCAATCTTTTAAATAAAGAATTAGATAATACACATACTGATAAAGCTTTTTTAGAAGAACATCATTTCAACAATAAAAGTTTAGTTGATAAGATAAATAAAATAAATGAATCATATGGAATAACATTTGAGCCAAAAGATATAAATTATATTATTGTTGAGAAAGAAGAGGAAATTCTGCCACTCATAAGCGATTTACTTATTATAAAAGGCAAATATTCTTATGAAGATGTGCAAATTCTCACTACAAGAATAATTTCAATGGAGAGAATAAACGAAGATTTTTAAGAATAAGCCGGAGCACTAAACTCCGGCTTTCAATTGATTAGCCCTTTGAATCTTAACCGATTAATAATCTCGGTATAAAGATAGTCTATATCTGCACGATAATCCTTATAATTGTTATAGTAAAACATGACATCAACGCAAAGGTTAGAAATTCCTGTCGGAGCTTTAAAGCCCAATATACCGGCAAGTATATCACGAATCCCCTTTGCAATCTTACCACCAGCCAATGTACTGGGAGAATAAAGAAACAGAATAATGAAAATGAATTTCTGGCGGAAGCTGGCACCGGCCCTTCTTTCGGGTAATCCGCAATTCCCCACAACCTCACAGTACCATTTGTATATTACAGGAATAATATTAAGATCCGATAAAATAGGTTTGATCAGTTCTTGCTCTCTCTCCGAGAGTCTTGATTTCTGCTCTCTGATAGATTTAAGCTCCGATATTGCTGAAAATTCTCTCACCATAACACGATTATTTTAAAAGTAAATAGTATATTTGCATCATAATCGTGTAAGAGAGGAAGAATCTTGATTGGTCGTGCGGTCTGGTTCTTCCTCTTCTATTTTACCGAAGTGCACTTTTCTTGAATCATATCATTCTCTCTGTCAATATCTCTACTCCATATCATAGCATCATAAAGAGCAGCTGCATATAAGTGTAATTCTTCACTATTTGTAATAAACTCTACTTTTAATGCCTGTTTCATAGAATCTAAAAAAAATTTCTGATCCAATTCTTTATTTCCCATATTTCCGTAAATTTGATTTATACCTGATTAATAGATAATCTGAATTTTATGGTACCATTTATCCGCATGTGGAAACCAGCCTATCATAAACGATATCTGGCATATAGTTATTTTATATATCTTTCCTTTCATCGTTATTCCTCCTTTTCTAATTGCTTCACAATCTTGAAATAATCCTCCTCACTCAAAACCTTTTCTGCTGCATCAAGAACAGTATTACATCCGTTACAATAAGCCAAATCTGCAATTTCACTTATTATGAGTTTATTAAAATGTTGCAATTTCAATAGCCTTTTCATGCAAAGGGATTTATTATGATCTCTATTCATTTTTCTTCCTTTTATTTAAAATGATTAATAAGTTCTTCTACCGTAGCCTTGTGATATCCGATTGGATCTCCTGCCCCAAAACGTTCAACTTCTCTGTCATTAATTTTGTTTTGATACCAATGATTCCCATCAGTAAACCATTGCATGTAATTGTTATCATCCCTCAATGCGGCTATAGCCAAAAACAACTCTTCGTTCTCACCACAATCATACGCAAATTCATCATCTGTGATATTAGACGAGAACATTGTAAAATATACTCCATATGTATTTTCTGCATATACTACATTGTGATCATCTGTTGAGCATTCATCTATATATCCTATATCCTCTAATTTTTCCCGAAGTTCTTCCATATTTTTTCTAATAAAACATGGCGTTGTAAATCCCATAGTTAGTCCTCCTTTTATTTAAAATGATTAATATCTTTTTCCGTTCAACACAGGTCTTAATTCATTATATCTTTGTTTCTGCTCAATATGCCAGAGCAAATCAATATCGAGATACTTAGCAAGTCCGAAAATCTTAATTAGAGAGTAGGATATATCTCTATCAATAAGATTTTTAGTAATGTTGAAAATAGACTCTGTAAATGTTTTGCCAATGAATATATGCGAATATTCTTCAAGCACTTCATCATCCAGACAATCATTTTCTAACTCAATTCTACGTAGCCCGCATAGGTCTAACAGTCGTATAGCAGCATCGGCAAGTTCTTCTTCTACTGTGCCTTTGATAAATTCCTCAAAGTTTTGCTTAAATCTACTTATTCGTAATTCTTCTGATATTGGAAGAGGGTTGCTTTGATATTCTTTGAACAGCCCTATATCGGCATACTTATCTTTCCTGTCAGCTTCTACAGCTTCGGAAAGCTCTGTGATCACTAACATTAAGCAATGTTCATTACTTAATTCCTTATCATGAAAGCCATGGTCGTAAGCTATTCTATAGGCTTTGTCACGAAGTTCGTTTAAATTCATTATTTTATCAGTTATTAGTTAATCTGTTTCCTTGATAATACATCCAAACATGCAACCTAAGTATTTCATTCCAAGTTCGGATACGTAATAGGCTATTTGTTTTTCTATCTCAAACTCTCTTTTTATTGCATATCCCAAAGATACAAGTTCCTCCCAATCATCATCCGGATGGGAAACTATGTATTTATTTCTGTAAGCCTCATATCTTCGTTTCTTTACCCTGTCATGGCTAAACCCTATAGCATGTTCCATCTTTTCTATTTGTCGTAATGATAACTTTATATCGGTCATAGTTATTCTCCTTTCTTTAATTCTTTAATAAGAGCATCAGCGTTTCTTACTGCCGCTATTGCCAGTTCACAAGGTGTTGGATTAGGATCTACTCCCTCAATAATAGGAGCGCATAAAATCCCTTGCATAGCGGCTTTCGCTATTTCATAACGCCTCTGTTCCCAATCAATAGCTGAATTTCCAAGATTTAAAAAGTCAAGTTCACCCTCTCTAAATACCATATTATCACATACATATAGGTTATCTCCACTATGTAACGCATTGGCATTTATTTTCGGAATTACATCTATCAGAACTCCGGTTGATTTTACTCTTGCTTTCATAATTTACTCTTTAAAATTTCTCATGTATTCGCAATCTTCATCACATACACCTTTCTTTGCGCAGTGAGGCGTATTAGTTCCCCATTCATATTCAAAATTACAACATAGATTTCTGTATTCTTTCCTTCTTTCCATAGGGCCAAGTGTTATTGTTGAACTCCATGATTCATGGTAATTGTTAGACACTTCTTTAAGAACGCATCCATCATCGTTGTATAGCTTTCCAACTTCATTCATATTTAATCTCCTTTCTCTTTAATAGGTTTTCTATTTTAGTCGGTGGTAATTTTTAATATTTTATTTATCTTCGAATCACATCTAACGGTGGGAAGAGCTGACAAATATTTAAGCAGCCACTTTCTACCTTTATATCGGAAATTTGATCGTGCATATACCTCACACATATCACCACAGTTCTTTAGTACGTCATCAGGAATATTTTCCCATGTCGTTTTTTCTATAAAACGGTCAACTAAAGAATATTCGTCATATTCTCCCCAATAGTCCTTAATACAAAAATAAACTTCGTCACGATAACCCGAAGAGCTAAACGTAGAACCTTTACGTCTGTACTTCTTTCCTGTCTTTTTATAGGAAGCCCAATACAAGTTTGATAAGTCTATATCAAATCCTTTGCGATAGAGAAGCCGGACTATCCGCTTCTCCTGTTTATTCCAAACTCTATTTATTTTAGGTGTTCTACTCATAATTCAGGTTTTACGCTAATTGTTTATCAAATCCTTTAATACATTCAAATAAATAGTGCGCAATTATGGGTTGCACCGCATTTCCTATACAATGCGTTCTGTCCACCCTATCGGGAAGTTCATTAGACTTTCCAGCAAATCGGGGTGAGGGTATTTGTCTTGTTCTCCATCCCGGATATACTCGTGTATATTGCCCCGATAGGTAGGGCTTCCGAAATATCGATTCTTGCATGCTCCGTTTGCTGTTGATTTCACAGGAGTAGGCAAGACAATATAACCGTTCCCGACCCTGTTGTATACCAAAGTCGGTGCCTGATAAACATTGCCATTCTGCATCATACCCGATTTCGGAAAGGTTGCATAGGACTCGTTCAAATCCCCGAATAAGGAGCATTGGGCTGTTTTCAATGATGATGTATTTAGGTCTAACCTCCCGTATAACTCGATACATTTCAGTCCATAAGCCGCTTCTTTCACCGACAATTCCGACACCTTTTCCAGCAACACTGATGTCCTGGCAAGGGAATCCACCGCTAATGATGTCAACAAATGTTGGATTTGAATACGTTTTAATATCTCTGTTGATTTCATGCTCTTCTCCAAAATTCTTTTTAATTATACTTGTTTGATAGTCTTCATACTCACAGCTCCATAAAGTTCTTATACCCGCGAAAGCTGCACCGAGACCGAAACCCTCTATGCCACTAAATAGAGAACCGTGAGTTAGTTCACTTTGCTTCATTTCTGATCAATTATGAATTAAAAACTTCTTCAAGACTACTCTTAGCATTCTCCATATCATCAATGGCACTCTCCATTTGTGATATATATTCCTCCATTTGCTCACCTCTTTCTGATTCTTGTATTCCTTCAGGAAGATTATCAAAAGCATCTTGTTCTTCATCTCGAATTTCTTCCAGTTCCATAATCATAGCTTGAAGTTGATCGAATACACCTTCTACTTTTTTACGACGTTGTTTATTCATTTCTAAATCCGTTTTGAGCCATACGGCAGACTTTTAACCGCCGTATGGCAGTGTTATCACTCTTCTTCGAATTCATCTTTATCGTCCTTTTCTTCGCCGACATCTTGAAGACGGGAATCTATTTCACTTGACAATTCTTTGAGTAGATTTCGTTGTTCTCTGTTTGAAAGTTCGCTAAGGGACTCGTCTATAAAATCTAAAATTCCGTATTTCATAAAATTCTACGCTTACCTATACAGCATTAGGTTCAAATTTTATTTGTTATATTTTAATCACCAATAATCTGACGAATGCTGTATTTCTGCTTTCCTTTGAAATCTGAGAAATCAACTAAGGACTGTTTATGATAAAGAGCAAGGGCTACTTTCCGAAATCTTTCATAATTATTCCGATCGATAGGTTGGAGACCCCATTTCTTCATATCTTCAATTAATTCCTTACGAGTATGGGCAAAGTGTCCGTGGCAGCTGTCTCTACCAAAATCATGGTCAATAGTATGGACATGGTATTGATCACTTTTAGACAGAAAGATTCTCAACCTTTCCAGTCGAGTAAAACTCAATCTCTCAATCCCCTGCCTGGATGTTTCTTTTTCTTCCAGCCAGGCAATAATCTCAAGGTCGTAAAAACCTTGAGAATAATTTCTTTTGTAGAAATAATGTATTTTCATGTTTAAACTATTAAGAATTTAACTTTTCATATCTAAATCCGAAACACCATTTCATCATTCTCCGTTGCAGCCAATTCATTGGCTTAAAAACGGGTATAATTGATTTGGTATATTCATGTACTAATTGAGCTACAGCCTTTGATTGCTCAAAGTGGATGTGTAATTTTTCGTTCATTTCTATTCTGTTATTAGTTAATCAAAACCATAAAATTGACCATGCTTATTGAAGCCGGGAACTTCTTTTATTGTAGGACGTTTTTCT